AAGGCGAATTCCGTCACGATTTCCGCCGGCCCGCCATAGGCGCCCGCCGGCAACGCCTGGCGCAACTGTTCCACCAACAGGACTTGCGCCCGGTGCCCGGTCGAAATCGCCGCTTTGGTGTGCGCGGACCGCACCGGATCGGGTGCGCCACCTGGGCGGCGCCAGCCGGCCAGCCGCGGCGGCGTCACTGCGCCCGGTCCGCGGGCACAAACCCTTTCATTTCCGCCAGCACGTACAAGGCTTTTCGCGCGTCCGCCACCTGTAGCAAATACCGTGCCCGTTCGTCTTCGGTCACCAACTGGCGGGTGGTCGGAATCGGCAGCACCGGCCCGCGGCGTTGCCAGGCGAAGGCGTCATGGGCGGTTTTCATGGCGGCGAACCCCGTTCCAGTTTGGGCAATGTTGCCATGGGTTGCAGCCGGTGCTGCGGCACGAAGAATGCGTGGCGCCCCATTTTCGTCGGGTCTGACCAGTGCACCGGGCGTTTGCCGTCGCGGGCGAACGTCCACCCGCGCAAGGTGGCGTGCTGTTCCGTCAGGCTGACGATTGCCAGCACGAACACCCGCGGGTCCGGGTCCGCCGGGTGCAGGATCAACCGCCCGAACGTCAGGGGCGTGGCGCGGACTTCGTAACGCCCAACGTCGCCGGAATAGTCCGGGCGGGTGTTCGCCGCCCACGGCACGCCCGACCATTGCCCGAACGCCCATTCGCCAATCACGCCCACCAAATCCAGCGTGCGCCCCTTGCTTTGGTCCGCCTGGTAGCGGTTCGCCGCTTTGGTGTTGGCGGCGTATTCCTTCCGCGCCGCGGCGACCGTTTCCAGCCACGCCAGGTGCGAAGTGGTCCAGCGCACCAGCACGCCCGGCGGCACGTCGTCTTCCAGCGCTTGCCGGTTCATGGCGCAAAGCCAATGGACGCGGCGAAGCGCAACAGGTGCCGATACACGCCGGGTTCCAGGGCAATGCGGTGGTGGTTGCAGTCGCCGGTGCGTAACCATATTTGGTAACCGTCAAACGACGCATAAACGGCGTCACCCAGGTACGATTCCGACGCGCTTTCGCGCGGCGTGATTCCGTCCACGGTTTCGGCGGTTTCCGTCTTTCGTCCGTTGCACACGGAACAAAAGCCAGCGTAATCAAAGTCGAATTCCTGGAACACTTCGGTGCCGCTGCCGCCGCAATGTTTGCACGGCACGGTTTCGTTTTCGTTGGGCATGGCTTGTTACTCGTTCGGGTTGGGTTGGTTGACGGCGTACAGCGTCAGGGAATCGCCGCGCACCGAGACAACGACGGCATGGCCGCAAATGCGCGCGCCTTCCACGCGCCCCAGGGTTTGCAGATTGTTGACCATGGACACGGTGCCCAAATGAATGCCAGCGGGGTAGTCCTGGCGCCAATACTGGCGCGCCTGTTGCATTATGGTTTCCAGTTCGTGCACCCGCGCGCGAAGGCGCCGTGCCTCACGTTGCGAAATGGTCATGCGTGCAATTCTCCGTTGTTGAAGTCAATTCGGTTTGTGCCGCGTAGGGTCAATTTCGAACACTTCCGCCCGCGCCTGGCACACGTGGCAGTTGCATTCCATGGCGTGACTCATGCCCACCACCATGGCAACCGCGGGCGTTGCCAGGATGCGCGCCAACAGGCACCGGACCCGTTCGTATTCCTTAACGTCCACGAACACGTCCGGCGCCCCTGGCGGCGTGCTGCCGGGTGGCATGATCCACCGCAGCACGATTCGTCGCCTAGTCGCCACCGGCGCCGCCGATTGCCCGGGCGCGGTCCGCTTCAAGTGCGGCGTCTTCCGGGTCCGGCGTCGGCACGAACCCGCCCGCCGTTGCCGTGCCTTCCACCACCGTTGGCGGTTCGGCCTGGGCCGTTGCAGCGGGTGCCACAACCACCGGACCATTGGGGGCGCGGGTCCGCTTTGCCCGCAACGCCTGGCGCACGCCAGCAGTTCCGGTGGTGGCAGTCTGTACGCCGTAGGCTTCGCCGCCGACGCCCACCGGGTCCACCGGTTCGAACCAATCCGCCGCCGCGGACATACCGTCGCGCAACGAATTGAAAATGCGCCGAAGCTGGACCATAAGGGCGGGCGTCATGGCGTCAAACCGCCGCTGTATCCGCTTTTCCATCATGGTTTTTGTGACGCCGAATTTTTCGAACGCGTCCACCATTGCCGCCAGGCGTTCCGGCGTTACGTCTTCGTGCGTTTTCAACGTCAGTTCGCATTGCGCCAGGGCCGTTTCCTGTACGTCGCCGGGAATCACGGACAACAGGCACGCACGCTTGCGGCGGGCGCCCTGGTTGGCGATTATTTCGTAAATGTCCCGTTCGTCTTTCACGGCATACCCGCCGGACTTCGTGTCGCGCCAGTGGCGGACCACAAAGCGTTTTTCATCGCGGTAGTTGCTTTCCATGTCCCACGCATACGCCAGGCATTCGGACACGCCGGTGGTGCGGGTTAACTCCGTGACGCCGCACACGATGTTGCCCCAATTGCGCGCCAATTCTTCCGCCAGGCGAATGGACGGACCGGAAATGTCCGACCCGCCCCGCTGGTACTGATACAGGGCGGTTTGCGCCAGGGTCGGGCGGGCGCACGCCTGCAAAATGCGGTCCATGGCGGCGATTGGGTCGCGTGGAAACTTTTTCGCCACGGTCATTGCCGCTTGTACTTCGGCAATTTCGCGTTGCACCACGGCGGCAGCGGCGGCGCCGGTGGGTGCGTTTGCCGTGGTGGTCACGGCAAACGGGTTGGGAACGGTGGTTTGGGTGTCGGGTGTTGTGTTCATGGTGTTCAATCCTTAGCGTTGACCAGTCGGGCGTCCATGTACGTGGCGGGTTCCACCACGTACCCTTTGCGGGTTGTGAGCTTGCGCCGTAGCGCTTTGCCGTCGTTGAAGCGGAGTTGGGCGGCGCTGCCCATGACGGCAAGCAAATGTGCCTTCGCACCGTCCGCCGCCGCCTGGTAGTCCGACGCGCGGGCGGTTGCCTGTTCCAACACCGTCCGCCAGGCTTGCGCGTCGGTGTCGGCGTCCACGGTGGTGCCGTCGGTGCCCGGGTACATCCGGCGCACGATTTCCAGCGCACGCGGGTTGTCCAAATCAATGGGCGGCGGGTCCAGGGTTTCGACGCGGTGCCAAAACTCGCGTTCGCCGTCCACAATCATTTCCTGCAATTCCGGGTCCGCCGGGATTTCGTATTGCCGGAAGTCGCAACCGCCAATCAACACGGCAACGTCCGCCACCGGCAAGTCCATGACGAACAAATAATGCTGGACCTGGATTAGATAGCTGCCCGGGATTTCGTCGCTGCCCGGCTCGCCCCACCCGTAGTTGCTGCCGGCGGTTTTGATTTCCAGCAACCGCCCGTCGTCGGTCACGCCGTCCACGTGGGCAATCATGAACGAATGGACCGGGTGCCGGATGGTGTCGGGCACCGTCACGGCGCGCCCCGTCAAGTCGGAGTAGCGCTGCCGCACCACCGGTTCCAACAGGTTGCCCCACAACATTGGTTCGGTCATGGGCGCGCGGGTTGCCACGGGTTCCACTTTGGATAGGTAAATGTCCAGCGGCGTTGCCCATTTGGACAACCCCAGGACCGCGGCGGCGTCACTGCCACCAATGCCGCGGCGGCGTGTTTCCAACTGGTTCGGTGTAATGGTCATGGTTTGGTTTCCTTTTGGCCTTCCGTATCCGTTTGCGAATCAATCTTTTTGCGAAAACGCTGGTTGGTTTTCGGCGGTTTGGTGCCTTTGCACACGTGCCAGAATTCCACCGGCGGCACGTACTTTGGCCGGCGCAATCGCGCCACCTGGGCGCGCCCGTTTTCCAGTTCGTCCGGCGCTAGAGTCTGCAACGCGTTTTTCCAGTGTTCGTCCACGCCGGCATACCTTGGAAACCGAACGCGGGTCCGATACCACGCCACGAATTCGTCCAAATCCGCGCGCGACACCAACCCGGCCCGGTCCGCCGTCACCGTCGCGGTAACCGGTACAGCACCGGGCGGCGCCCACGCTTACCCTGTACGCCGCGCACCACGTTCAGCGTGCCGTCCGCCACCAGGGCGCGAATGGTGCGCAACCCGTTTTCGCGGTAGCGGACGACGGCGTGCAAATCGCACCGCAACATCCGGCGCCCGGGCGCCCGGCGCAGTCGGTACAGGATCAATTCCCGGGTTGGTTGAAACGTGGTCATGGTTTGGTCCGTCAATGGTTAATAAAAAAACCCGGGCCAGCACACGCCGGCCCGGGTCCGCACTACTGAATCACAATGGTTGCGAGGGCGGCGGTTAGGGGCGCCAATAACGCGGATAGGAATTTCGGCACCACCAACCAAACCACGAACGCCGCCACCACGCCAACAACCAGCATTCGCGGGTTCATCTCACGCCGCCTTGCGGAGAATTTCCGCCCATTCCGCCCGCGGCAGTTCAATGACCTTGCCGCCCAACCGTTCCAGTTCGGACGCCCTGTCGTAATCCGGGCAATCGTTTGCCAGGCGGGTAACCGCCCATTGCAAGCCATAGCGGGACATTTCGCCGCCGGTTGCCAGGTGGCGCAGCAAACCGCCGCGTTCGTCGTCCGTCATGCGTTCACGGCGGGCGAAGACTTCCACCACTTTTACCGGGTCCGCTTCGATAACGTCGGCGCGCGCCGCCGTCATTTGTTCCACCAGGCGGGCAAACACGGTGCCGTCCAATGCCGCGGTTGTAATGTCGCGGACCTGGGACCAAATGGCAGCGTCCGACAACCGTTTGGTGGCGTCCGTGAGGAATTCCCACACGCCGCCGTCCGCAACGTCTTTCCGTCCACCCAAATGGACTTTGCGGAATTCGGCATCGGAAAACGAAGCGTAATTGGTGCACGTCCGTTCGAATGACCCGGGTTGAATTGCCAGCGAACCGGCGCCCACTTCCGAATTGGAAATGGTCAAACCCGCGGTAATGCGCCGGGTGAAAAACGTATGCGTGCCGTCACCCATGTGATGCCCTTCCGGCGGCGGCAATTCCACCGTCATGGTGGGCACAATCGCTTTGATATACAGGCGCGATTCGGTCACGGCGCACGATTCCACCGACGCGCCGAACTGGAACAGTGCCGGCAAAACCGCTTCCGCCAAGTCGAAATTGTCCAGCGGACGGTACTTGTCCGACAACACCGCCCGCACGTTGCCGTCCAGGGTGCGGACCATGGCTTTTTGCGGTTCCCGCTGGAAAAGCTGGTTAACCATGCCGGACAGCAAGTCCGGGTGTTTCGCGGCCATGCGGTCATAAAAACCGCGGGGCACGTCCAGCCGGGTCGCCAACTGCCCCTGGGCAATGGCGTTGATGGGCATGGCGACACCTTCCGCCAACTGCAACGCCCGTGCGTCGTCAGTCATGCGGAACGCCCGCGAGTCCGCGACGAAATCGCGCTTCGCGGCAACCTGGCGGGTCAATTCCGCCGCCAACTGTTCAATTTTCATTCCCTGTTTCATGTGCAATTCCTCAGTCAATGCTGCGGCGAAACTGCCGCGGTAGTGCCACGTTGGCACTGGAAAGGCTCAGTGCGTGAGCCTGTCCACTATCAACGTTCACGCCGGGCGAACACGTCCACCAGTGCCGCCAGAATCGCCACGGCGCGCGCCAGGCGGATTACTTCGCCGAACAACGCCAAGTCCGTGCCGTCGCTGCCGGCAGCAACCGCTGCCGCTTCCACGCCGCGTTCCACTTCGCCGCACGTCCGCACCACGAATTCCAACGACACGTCGGCGGGCGCGTGCAGCTTGCGGCGGGTTTCCTTGGATTCGGAAATACTCACCTGTCCACCTTGTCTTCCGCGTCGGGGCGCGCCTGGTGCCTGGTTGCCATGTAGAACGTTGCCAGCGCTGCCAGTTGCCGAAGGTGGCGCACGCCTTCCACGATGGCACCACCCACCACCAGCAATCCGCCCCATGCGGTTACCAGGGCAACGAACGCCAGCACGTCGTCCGCCAACAGTCGGTCAAACATTTCCTGGTTTCCCGTTCGGTGTATCGGACCGCAGAAAAGCTAGAATTTCGGACTCTAGCGGGCCGCGGCATTCGTCAACCGCCGCACCTAGCAAGCGTTCGGCCCGCGCCAGCCGCGTTTCGACTGGCACAAATTCTTCGCCGTTGAACCCGTAAGAAACAGGGCGCCGCGCCAATTCATTACGCAAAATTCGCACGTCGGCGGGCGCGTCAAACCCAAGGCGGATTTGCGAACTGCCCGGCATTGCCTGGCTGTAGTGCACGGTTATGGATTGCCCGTCCACCAATGTGAGGATGACGGACTGCCCTGGGCGGCGCGAAAGAATCAACATGGGTGCAATGGTTCCGTTTGTGCAATCGGTCCATGTCAGTGTCGCACGTCGGTGGGCGGGTTGCCACGTCAAATGCAACAGGGAAATGGCGCCAACCTAACTGTTCGTTTATACAGTCTCTCAGCTTAGAAGATATCCACAGGCAAATACTCATTCGCATTCGCGCGGGTTGCGGGTGGCGGTTGCAAACCCATGCCGGACTTTGCTAGCCTTCGTGCCGCGCGTGGTATCTGTCCAAAGGTTTGTCGCTGTTCCCACGCGTGCCCAACCGGCGAAAGCCTTTTGGGTTCAATGCGTTAGAAGTGAAGCGCGCCCAATGGATCGGGCGCCACCTAGCAAAGCGCAACCGAGGGGTTGAAAGTCGGGACCGGGCTAGGGTGGGCAAACGCCCATGAAACCGACTAGTGGCACCCACG